TCGGTTGTTGCCTGCTTCCTGCTCGGCATTGTTTTGTCCGTAACGAGTAACGCTTATAGCTGCGTATCGCGTTGCGTCGATTAGATCGTCAAACTCTTTGTGGATCTTTCCCTTCTTCCGGTGATAACGCCGGAACTCCTCAAAAAAGGGACTTAGATTTTTGAAGACCTGCAGCCTGCCGGTGCGGAAGCGCTCAAGCATTTCCATCAAACCAGGCTCAACATAATTAGTGCCGTCGGGATTTGTGAACTTACCTATCATCAAAACGCCAGCCTCTATATACATCTCAGCTAACGTCCGACCTGACCCCTTTTCAGTAGAGTCCCCGTCGTGCGGGTAGATCAGAGGAATCGTTTTTCCTCGGGACTTTATCGCTGACGCGTGAACTGCCGGTATCTCACCCTCGCGTTTGTAGCAGTCGTAGACAAAGATCACGTCTGTGTCTGGGTTATAAGCCGTCCACACAACTGTGGTTGGGTGAGTGATCCCAAAGTCGATAGCAGCAAGCTTCTTATAGTGCGGCGGTATTTCAAACGGATCGCACTGAATCGCTTCCTCCGCGATCGGGAACACCATGCCCTCCCCAAGAACAGGGATGCCTTTGGATCTCATATCCCTCTGATACTCAGGGATCGCAGCCAGCAACTGATCTTTCGTCTCTTTATTCAGATGCCGCGCGTCTTCCCAGGTCGCATTCGCAAGGTGCTGACCTTTCTGTCTGTTGTCCATGAACTGGCTGACCAACTCAGTGACACCATTCTCTGGAGTGAACGTCATCGTGACGTAACCACCTTCACCACCATTACCCGTAGCAGTTCGAGTAAGGCACTGCGGATAGATAGTAGGGTCTACAGGCTCCTCGTCGATCCAAATAAAATCCTGCGATGATCCCATAAGGACGTGCTGCCCCTGGGTGTACGATTTGAAACTGACCAGCGAGGTGTTGCCTGATGCGTGGCGTACCGCAACATCACGCGGGAGGCGCGGCGTACCCATGGCCGGAGTTACCTGGTAAACCTGATCCTGGCGGATCAGACCGTTGCCGTCGAACTTACCGTCGCCTAAGTAAGCGCCAAACAACTCTTTGACCAACACGTCACGAAGCTGCTCGCCCGAAACACCCAAACACCAAATAGACGTGGGCTTAGAAAATGTGATTCCTTGCCACCAATCGGGGTAGTTGCCGGTTAGGTGATAGGCGACTTCTACCGCCATCGATGCCGTTTTGCCGACTCTGTTCGCCGCCATAAGCAGTCGCTGCTTGTTTGATAAGCCAGCTTTGTAGAATTTTTTTTGCCAGGGGTAGGGTTTGAAGTAGTCCAAGCGATGCGTTCGCTTGTGCTCTTTAACCACGGCGATCGCTTTAGCAATTTCCGCAGCTTTTTCTTTTTGCTCCTCCGTCAAATCAGGAGTCCCTTTTTTTGAAAGACTACTTTTCAAAACCGGCCTCTATGTGTACGTCGATATATCCCCCCGTAGCCACCCGCAGCCGGAGTCCCAGTTTTGCGAAGCGCGCCTATGCGGAGGCGCCCTGGTGCTCGAACGATCCGCTTGCGATCGGGGCTACGTAAGCCACTGATTTCATTGACAATTGTATTTTCCACATGGACGGGTACAGCGCCAACTGTACCAAGGTGTCTGTCAGGCCAATGAATACGGGGCACCTCGGTTATTCCTTACAACCGATCTACAGCTTCGACGGGTCGATGCCCGCGTCCTTGAGCGCCTGGATCGCTGAGTCTAGCTGCACGTCAACGCCAACGGCGCCGCTGTGCTCGACCTCCACGCGATCAGACCAGCCAGCCCTGGCCTTCAGGAAGAAGATCTGGCTGGCGGGCTTCTCGTCCTCGACAGCGCCCTTGAACAGCGCGTTCGTCACGGCGCGGATACCTGCGGCCTTGCCCTCTTTTAAGGTAGTCCGAAAAGTCTCGTCGTCTTTCTTGCGGCGCTCCAATGTAGAGCGAGCGATACCAAGGCTCGCGGCGATCTGCTCCTCCGTCAAACCGATCTTAGCCAGGTGCTCAAGTTGCGCCAGGTCAATCTCTTTTGTGTTCGCCATTGTTTTTACCTGATAAATCAGTTGCTTATGATTCGCGATTATGCACATACAATCACAAGTTGGCTACAGTTGTTTTGGTTGTATACCAGGTGCTACAAGACTGTGCAGGGCACAAAGACCCATGCACAAGGCCATCACGCCTAAGTCATTGATTTTGTTGGAATGATCAGGCGTGCAAGGTGTGCGAGGAAAAAAAACAAATCCAGACGCTGGGCGCACGCGTGGGCCACATCTCCAGGGTATAGACATTTGTCTGTATGTTTTTCTTCCTGCCCCTGGATTACTTTTTTACTTTACACACCCTTCACTTAATTAAAAAAAAAGAAAAAGAGTAGAAAAGACGGGGGTTTCAGCGTGCAGGGTAGGGAATCAGCGTGCCTTGCACATTTGGAATTTGCTCAGCACACCCTGCACGCATACGGGTTATTGAACAGCTCGATCATGTCTCTTTTGGTTGGTTTCATGTCTATTTCCCAAAATTCAAACGAGTCGTCGTAAGCGCAAGAGTAATCGCACATCCTGGTCTCGAAGGATAGACGCTTAATTCTTTCGCGTTTGCTGCTAAACGCAATGATCACTGGCTCTTCAGCTTCAGGGGTGTATCGCATCATGTAGATCTTCATCGCTTTCTCCGTTTGTTTATATATGTTGTATCAACGGCTGCATAAAAATTAAGTTACACGCGCAAAAAAAAACAAATTAACTGTACCCACGCATTAGATACGCTCGTTTGCTCATCTCTGCTTTGCTTAGTCGGCCACGTTCGCGCTGATACTCAGAGCTATCGACTTGCTCGATAACTCCTCCTGCGTCCAGATAAGCCTGAATCGCAGCATCGCGCTTGGCCTGCTCTGCTGCTTTCTTTTTATCGAACGATGGCCGCATCAGTGTACTGTGTAGTGATCGGTCTCGACGCGCTCAACGTCGTCGTTGCAGCAACTTGACACGATCTCGTAGGTCACGCGCTCCACTCTTTGGTCGCCATAAGGCTCCATGTCTACAGTGCATTGCTCGACCAGCTCGGTTAATTTGCGGCACCGCAGGCAAACGTACTCAATGTCTGGCATCGCACGCCTCCTTAATGTTTAGCCAATCGGCGTGTATTTCGAGCGCCAAGCGCTCGCAGTAGACGGCCTCTGATCGCAAGTCGTCTTCGTAATCCCAGTTGCCAGAGACACCGATCATTGCGATCAGTGCTGCTACCGCGCACGTTGCTTTGATTTGCTCCATCTTCAGGCTCCATTAACCTGGCACCGGTCGCGGTTCAGACCTTTGATCTTTTCCACGGACGATCGGCTGATGTTTAAAGAATCTGCGATGTCGAGCGTAGATTTGCCGAGCTGATAGCCCGCAACGACCGCTTCGACTACCTTCAGGTTTTGGTCGATCGTGCCGCCAGCGTGCTCGCCTTTCGCTCTTACTCCTCGGAACATGCGCGACAATCGTCCGTCCATGACGACCCGAGTCGCCTCGTAGAAGAGTGTACTCATAGTTGTAGCCCCCTTTAAAGTTGTAATTTAGTGCAGCAGTTAACCTGATTTGACCTGGATGTGTTTCCACCATTGGAGCGGGTCATTGATCATCAGGTCTATTTCACGTCCTTGACAATGCAAGGCTCACACTGAGCCTGCTGCGCACCCTGCGGGAGATGCTCCTCCATTCAGTGCTCTATAAATGCTTGGATCAAAAGCGCCTGGCGACGCAACAGATCGGTGAGATCTTCTGATCCGATTGTTTTCATGCGTGTCATCGACGATGTGTCTTCTAAACACAGTTCGTAGCAGTAAATTGGGTGGTCGGCCTCTCTGATGGTCAGCGAGACACCCGCCTCTTCTAACCTTACTTCGCAAAGATGTGACACAATGGCTCCTTGGCCTTTATTTTTCTTCGATCGTTATTTGTTACAACGTAACTCAAGAACAATTTGCAAGTCAACTTGCAGTTGTCTTACAGTGCTCAAGTTAATCGTCTTTGTGGTTGTTGTAGATCTCATCAACGTCAACCTGACTGAGCCAGGACATGACGACGTCGCTTAGCAATGTGCCCCATGGGACATAGCACATTTCCTCTAACGCCTCTCGGATCGCTTCGGGTTTGATTTCACCTTCGCGCCGCATGTGGTTAAGGTAACCCTCGTTGTCGAGCCACAGTGCAGCCTGCCATGTCTCGTAGTTTCTCCAACCGTTATGTCTTTCCATGTCGATCTCCTTATCAGTTGTGCTTCATTGCTTTCGACAAGCTGAACTGTACACCAATGACAAGTCGATTGACAACTTATGGTTGACTCATTAGAACGGCGTATCGTCGTCATCCCAGTTATCTGGATCGAGAGGGTCAATACTTTGCACGCCGTTTGCTACCCATGAGTTGTTGTCGATGTTGTGATGATCGTTGAATGCGGCAATCGCTAGCTCTGGGACAACGAACTGCACATAGCTCACAAAGCGTTGACCGGCGCGCTTGCGAGTCTGGTCTGCGATCAAGCCCTCGATACTGTGTAGCTGTTTCCAGAACTGGGCTTCTTTCTTCACCGCGTCGAATCTTCCGCGCACGCTGCTGACGTAGCACTGGTAGACACTGCTCTTCACTTCGTCGGCGCCGAACTGCAGGATCTCGCCGTTCATACGCTGTTCACGGATCTCGCCTGCCTGCAGGCAGTCCAGCAGCCATTGATCCACGGTGTCCAGGCTGTGAAGCTTCTGCTCGTCGAGCGCCTCCGTGCGCGGCGCCGTTCTGACATCTACGGTCGATAAATCAAAATGCTTGAGATACCAGAGCAATGACTCAGCTCCACCCTGGTCATACCACTTGCGCAGCGAGCCGAAGTATTTAGCGTCCTGGCGCCTGCAACTGCTCACGTCAAAGATCGCAAACCTTCGCTCGTCTAGCGAGGCTGGCACCACCCACTCCTCATTAGAAGTGAATAGGAGTCGCGTATAATTATTAGAGCTGTACGAATCCATTCCTTTTCGCTCGACAGTGATGCGAGGGTTGGTCAACAGATCTTTTAGCGCCCCTTCAGCGGCCTTGTTCCTAGCCCAATAAGCTTCATCACACTGCAGCAACAATGTGTCTTCAAGGTGCCTATTGAACTTGCCGGTGACATGTTCGGCTTTCGACACTATGCGGTGGTGCGCTTTGCACAAGTTACCAAGCAACTCACCGTAAAATGTTTTCCCTGATCCTTTTTGGCCGCGCAGGCACACAGCGACACCTAGTTTCTGCTGTGGGAACTGCACGAGCTGCGCTGCCCAGCCGATCAGATAGGCCGCGTAGTCCTTGTTGCCGTCAGCGACAACCTCGTGGACGAAGCTCAAAAAGGGCTCGACGTCACCAGGTGTGGCTCGGTAAGACCATCCGCGCCAAAGATTGTACCGGCCTTGCTGCTCATTCTCTGGAGCGAAGCAGATACCTGCGCTGTAAGTGCGGCGATCAGGGTGCTCCAGCCACATATCGGTGAGGTTGACTAATCTTGGTTTCTCGCTCGACTGATCAAGAACCTTTCGGTTCGCGTACTCTTTACGCAGATCCTCTGTCTTGTATAAGACGATCTGATCGTTGTGCAGCTCCTCTCGCAACACCCGCGCCGATCCCTCTACCTGCACGAACGCCCATTTTTCTAGCATTGTGGGCAGCTCATCCTCTACGAGATCGACGCTCTCGGACTTTTTTGCTTCGTATTTCAACGTCGCCATCGTTACGTCGCTGCCATGGTAGTCGCCAAATGACTGCCACTTATCCTCGCAGCTACCGTCCACGTATTTGGTGGAGTCCATTGACCAGCGAGTCCAAAGCTCCAGACCCTCTGCTTCGCCCCCGAACTGATTGTGCAGCGCCATCCCTGTTTTTACCCAATCATCGTAGTGCAGGTCGTCGTTGTAATAGGTGAACAGCACATCCTCTATCTCTTCAGCGCTCATCTCGTGCGCTGCCTTTAGGTTCATCAGGGCGTGTTCTTGTTTTGCTTTCTGAGCGCTGCCTTCCTTCACGGGTGTCCAGCCCGCCAGCTTAGCTTCCGACTCAAAAAAATGGATGAATGCCTCGGCATGTTTTGACGTCAGCTCTGGAAG